ATGGCCTTGGTAAAGTGCAAAGAATGTAAACATGAGGTTTCGTCATCGGCTCAAACTTGCCCACACTGCGGAGCCAAAACCAGCTTAATCATTAAATTCGCAGAAACTGTGCTTGGCGTAATAGGTCTGGCAATTATCATCCCTATTCTTTATCTGATTTTCTTCAGCTGATCAGATGCAAAAAACGAAACATTACGATTTTCAGGTATAAAAAAACCCGCATATAGCGGGTTATCTCTCTATGTCGGTCACATCCACATTACCTGTTGCTGTCCTGCCACACTGGCGCCGACAGGATGCGGCGGAACTGCGTCAACTCGCCCAGGTGTCATGATCGCGCATTGATAGGTCTCCATCGTTTTGAACGTGTGGCCGCAATTGATGTTCTGGCACTGATGATAACGCTCTTTCGTTTGTTGGCTGAGATAGCGGCTGGTGCGGGCATGGGCCGCTGTTCGGCAAAGCGGGCAATGAAACATGATTACTTCCTCGTCACTGGCTCAATTGCCGCGATAATACCGCTCGCGATCGGAAACAAAAGTAACTTTAAGCTAATTTACAATTATAAATTAATCTCAAGTTACATCGTAAGTTACATCCGAGAGCAAAACCTCAAACTCCAACGACGTCGTAAAGCCTCCATTACTCAAATTATGAGTGACTTTACTCACTATCCAATCTTGCGCATCGATCGCCGCTTTAAACCCGCTGACGCGGACCGGCGTTTCCGGGGTGATGCTGGCCCGCCCCATCGCGAGCGACAGTGAGAACTCAGCCACACCGCGCTGAAGCTTTTCCCACTTTGCCTGTGCTGCCCGCATCGCGGCGGCCTTTGTGGCGTAAATTTTGGTGATCGCAAACACGTTATCGTCAGCCCCCACCAGATAATCGCCTTTCGCCGCCTCCGCCGGTTTCCCCGGTTTTTTGCTGCTGCCCGGCTTCGCCTTTGGGTGTTGCAGAGCACGCAAATGCTGCTCTTTTGGTTTACGCTGCAGCTTCACTTTCTTCGGCTTCGGCTGTTTGGTATTGAGCCAGCTCGCCGTCACGCCGGTGTAGGCATCCCGATCGGCAATGCTGAAACTGTGCTGATCGCCATCCTGCCGGGTGATGGTAAACACCGGCAACGGCTTCCCGCCTACCGTGGCGCCGTTTCCCGGTCGCAACAACAGCAGAGCGCCATTTTTCACAGCAGCCACCGCGCCGTTGAGCGTTGCAAGTCGGGTAATAAATGCCGCGTCCGTCTCTTGAGTTTGGTCAATATGGCTGATTTTGATGGTGCCCAGACCGGCGGCCAGAGAGGCTTTCAGCTTATTGCGCGCAGCTACCTTCTGAACAATGTCACCCAGCGTGGTGTCGTGGTAGGACTCATCGCGCCGGGTGTTCAGCGAGCCGCGAAAATCGGCGCTACGCGCGCGAATAGTGAGCGTGTCCGGCGCGCCCCGGTGTTCGACCTCATCGACCGTAAACTGGCCCTTTGGCGTCAATGGCGAGCCTTGCCAGCCGAGCGCCAGCGACAGCACCGCATTGCGCTGAGGCATTGCCATGAGTCCGTCGCTGTCGTCCAGCTCGATGTCGAGCTGGTCGGCCTCAAAGCCCCGGTTATCCGTCAGCGATAGAGAAATCAGCCGCTTGCGGATGTTTTGCGTAATGTTGTTATCCTGCAGCAACAGCGAAAAATCCGGGGCAACTCGCGCCCCCGCTGGCAGGCTTACGCCGGTGATCATGATAACAATCCTCCCATAGCACCGGCGGCCTTCCCGGCCATCTCTCCGACTTTATCGTACAGTTCCCCGGCCTGCTGGCGCAGATCGCCAAACATCGCAGACAGGGATTCATCGACCCGCTTCAGGTTGAGCGTGAACTCTGTGCGGCGCGGGCTGCCGTCGGTAAAAAACTCGGAGTGCGTTTCAGAAATTGACTCGATCACAAACATGCCGTAAATCGTGCCGGTGCCTTCAATCAGCGGCCACGCCCGACCCTGCTCGGCCATCAATTGCAGCGTCAGCAAGGACCAGCGGCCGCCGGTTATCTCCGGCAGCAACACCCCGGACAGCGAGATCGTTTCCTCATCCATGCCCAGAAATTGCGCCGCCGGGCGCAGGCCAACGCGGGCGTTGCTCGGCCAGCGATATTCCGCGTTGCGGCTCATGGATTGATACGGCAGCGTCTGCAGCATAAAAACAAACAGGCCAAGCGTTAACATCATTGTTTTACCCTCCGTAGTTCATGCGGCTGCGCGCGGCGGCCGCTTGTTTGCGTCGTTCGGACTCCAGCTGGCGCGAGACTTCGCGTGCAATTGAGGCCGCGTCTTGGCCGGGGGCGGCGTACACCTGAATCGTGATCGGGGCTGGCGCCGTGGCAGATGCAGCAGCCGGGGCCGACGCCATCACCGGCGTTGACAGCGATAACATCGCCGCCGATAGCGCCGCCGTTTTCCGGCGCCCGGTCACGTTGGCCGGGCCGTTGACAATCTCCGGGCCACGCTCGCCGACGATGCCGAACTGGCCGCGCGGGATGATGCCGCCCTTGTCGAATGCCCCCGCATAGCCCGGCCCCGGCATCAGCTCAGGCGCCGGGTGGTTGTATGAAATCGACGGGTTAACCTCCGCCTCATCGTCGCCAAACTTCATCCAGTCAGGCAGCATATCCGTGAGGCTGGAAAACTTATCTTTCAGCGCCTGCCAGCGCTCGCTAATGCCGTCCATGATGCCGTTAATCATGTTCATCCCGGCTTCTTTGAACTTGCCCGGCAACGCCTTGGCGGTTCCAACAAGATCATCCCATTGGCCCGTCAGCCATGCCTTGAGGTTTTCCCATGCCTCCCTTGTCGCTTGTTTAACGTTTTCCCAAGCCTCCGCCGTCGCGGCAGTAATCCCAGCCCATGCCCCCAGGGTGGCATTTTTTATCGTTTCCCAGACCGCTTGGAACTTTGGCCCCAGCGTTTCCCAGTTCTGCCAGATGTAAACGGCCGCCATGGCAATCAAGCCGATCACCGCCAGAATGGGGTTAGCCATCATGATGCGGCCCAGCCACATCACCGCCGTTCCCACAACGCGCAGTCCCTTTACCAGACCGACAAACGACAAACGCCCAGCGATTGACATCAGTTTGAGCATACCGCCGCCCATCGTTAGCATGGCGCGGCCCACCACGCCGCCGGTAAACTTCATCACGGTGCCAAGCCCTCGGGCGGCGACGATCAGTCCCTTAAACGAAAACTTAGCGGCAACTCCGCTCAGCCTAAACAGCCCTTTGGTTAGGTTAAGTGTTGGCCCCATTAACAAACTGAAACCGGTGATTACTGGCCCGGCCAGAAACCCCAGAATTGCCATTCCGCCGATCACTGCCGTAAGCGCCAGCACCAACTTAAACAGCGTGCCGGATAACTCCGGGTTATCCTTTGCCCACTGACCAGCGACGCCAAGCCATTTTGTTGCACTTTGGGTGAGTTTCCTCAGCCCGGAGTCCTGTTTATCGAACACCTCGATCTGAATATCCTCAAAGGCAGAGGACATATTTTTTAAATCACCGTCGAGGTTATCCGTTTTCGTCTTGGCAATCTTTTCTGTTGCCCCTTTGGAGTCCGTTACCGTCTGTTTTTTCGCGTCTAATTTGCCGTTTCCGGCGGCATCAATCAGCTTGATCGCCCCCTTCATTGCCTCTTCACCGAAAATGACTTTCAGGTATTCGGCCTGCTGCGCGGTGCCGAGTTTGTGCTTTTTAAACGACCTGTCGATTTTTTTCAGGATGCCCTCAATCGGCAGCATGTTCCCTTTGCCGTCCTTGGTTTTTACGCCCAATTCTGACAACGCATCAGCCGCCTGCCCGACGGGCGCCTGTAACCGCGTAAACATCGCGCTGGCCGCCGTACCGGCCATAGACCCTTTGATGCCGTTATCGGCCAACACGCCCAGCAAGGCGGTAGTGTCCTCGATACTGGCCCCGGCCGCTTCGGCGATCGGCGCGACGTATTTCATCGCCTCGCCAAAGTCCATCAGGTTGCTGTTCGAACTGGTGAAGCCTTTGGTCATCACGTCCGCGACGCGCTGGATCTCACCGATCGGCATGTTAAACGCCGATTGCATGTTGGTGATAATGTCGGCAGCGTCGGCGATGTCCAGATCTGAGGCCAGCGCCAGATTTACCGTTGATTCTGTCGATTTCAGAATGGCATCGCCGTTAAAACCGGACTTGGCGAGCACCGATTGCGTGCGGGCGACGTCCGTCGGCGAAAATGCGGTCGTGGCGCCAATATCCCGCGCCTGCTGACGAATGGCGGCCAACTGCTGGTCGTTCTTCGCCAGTCCTAGCGTGGCCTGCGTGTCTGACATCTGTTTGTCAAATTGCACGCCCGGCATCATAAATCGGCTTTCTGCATATCCTGCCGCCGTGGCAACACCCAACCCAACGGCACTCTGATTACGGACTGTTGCCCCCAAAGCTTTCCCCGCCTGCGCGCGTTGCTGAATACGACTCAGTGACTCCTGTTTTTGGCCGAGGCGTTCCAACTCGCCGCGCTGACGAGTGAGTGTAGCGGTGGCTTCGCTGGCGCTGGCCTTCAACCGGCGCTGTTCGGCGCTCAGGTTCCGGGTAGCGATGCCGTCGGCGTTAAGCGCGTCACGCTGGCGCTGCACCGACTGGCGCAGGCCGTTGTATTTCGTCTGCAGCTCTGCGGCGGCGCGCTTCGATGCCTCCAGTAAGCGCGTTTGCTGCGCCGTGGGCTTTTCCGTCGCCTTGAACTGGACGGCCAGCGCGGCCGCCTCTTCCTTAGCTTTCTTCAGTGCCTTGCCGGTAACAGCGAGCTGTCCCTGCGCCTTGCGAAATCCCTCAATCCGGGCGCTTTGCGCGTCCAGAGCCTTGAGGGTTTGCTGCGTGGTTTTGATGTCACCGGCAAGCTGTTTGCTTGCCTGTTGGATACTCTTTAGCGGGCGAGTGGCTTGGTCTACGGCCTTCAGCAGCACCTGTAGCTGCAGGCTTTTACTCATCGTGATTAACTCCGCTGCGTTGCAGTGCCAAATGGCGCCAGTTCAACAGCTCCGTGAGCGTCATTCCGGCCATTTCAGACGGCGGCCAGTGAAAGATCACCGCGATGTCCGCCATCAGGTCATCAACGCCCAGCCGGGCGTCGGGGATTACGTCGCCGAGTTCGGCGACAAAAAACCGACCACTTTCCCGGCCAGCGCCACCAAATCCGGCAATTCCAGGCGCGCGCATTCTTCTTTGGTCAGGTTCGGCACGGTCACACGCGGCAGCACAACCAGCAGCGCGTCAACGTCGGCATTGGCGATCGCCGCCAGCCCGACACCGCGCAGCGCGCCCGCGTTCGGTTTAATCACCTGCACATCGGCGATAGTGGTTTCGCCGCGCTGGATCGGGGTGTCGAGGGTAACGGTATTTTCTTTTGCGTCTTTCATGGTGTTCTCTCAAATCAGGGGGAAAAGGGCCAGCCCGGCGGGCTGGCACAAAAATTACAGGCCGATCGCCTTGCGATGCTCGGCCAGCCGGTCAACGCCGTTGACCTTTTCGACCATGTTCACGGTATCGACCTCGATCAGCTCTTTGCCGTCAACGGTCAGCTTGAAGTAAGTACACTCTGTGGAAACCTTGGTTTCGGTATCCTCGCCCTGCTTGTACTCGCCAAAGTCGATTTCTTTGTGGCGGCCACGCATCACCACTTCCACAGCGGACACCTCGCCGGTGTCGTCACGCTGGAAGGAACCGGCAAAGCGCAGCGGCACGGCATCGACGGCGCCCCACTGCTTCAGCACCAGCTCATCAATGCCGCCCATCGACCACTCAACGGCCAGCGCGTCATCGTCCAGCCCCATATCGATGGAGGCCGCGCCGTTCATGCCGCCGCCTCGGTATTTCTCCAGCTTGCGGGTGAGCTTCGGCAGCGTCAGCGAGGACACCACGCCCATGTAGCTGTAGCCGTCGTTGAACAGGTTCAGGTATTTCAGTTTTTTCGGCAGTGCCATGTTCTAACGTCTCCTTTAGCGGTTCACGGATGCCGCAAACGTCGCCAGATAGCGATCGGTGATGCGCTGGCGCAGGGTTAAATCTTCCAGCGGTGGCACCGGCGTGTAGTCGTAATCGATAAACAGCTTGCCCGCCTTCAGGGTTTCGACGGTGTTGGCGCTTTCGTCGTACCAGCAATTACCGTCGATAATCAGCCCGGCGGATTTCAGCTCGCGGAATTTCGCGTTGATACCGTCAATCATGTCGCGCACCAGCGTAGGTGTTACCGGGCGGTCAACGGCCCATAGGTGCGCCTCGGCCATGGTATCGGCCAGCACCTGCGCGGTGCGGGTGTAGTTCTCGAACAGGAACAACGGATCATCGGAACAGGTGCGGGAACCCCAGAATTTAAAGCCGTCTTTGCGGATCAACGTGGTGACGCACGCTTGGTTTAACAGGTCGGCATCGGTGCCGGGCGCCTGCAAATCCCAGAACACGCTGGCGGTGATGCCGGTCACGCCGTTAACGCCGACGTTTGAAAGCGTCTTATGCCAGCCGGTTTCCGTGTCGATTTTGGCACGCAGGCCCAGCGCGCGGGCGGTGGCGTAGGCGATGTCGCTCTGGTTGGCGGTAGTGTTCCAGCTGACAAAATCGGGCCAGATCAGCATCAGCTCGCGCTGGCTGAAATTGTCGCGGTACTTGGTAGCCTCCTGCACGGTTTTACAGCCGTGGGCGCTGATATAACCGAACGCGCGCAACTGCTGGCAAATTCCGGCGAGCGCCGTCGCGACCTCCTGATTATCCAGCCCCGGCACGCCGAGGATGCGCGGCTTAACGCCCAGCTCAGCCTGTGCAGATAACAGCGCTTTCATGCCGGTGTAACGGCCTTCCGCATTCGCGCCGCCGATGATATTGGAGGTGGTTTCCGCCGCGTCTTTGCCGGTGGCAACGCGAACAACCACCGTGACCGGCTTCGCCTGTTCGGCGATCGCCCGCAGCGACGCCGCCAGCGTGCCTTTTTTACCGGCCTTGCCGGAGGCGGCCAGCACGTCGGTGATCAGTACCGGGGTATCGAGCGGGAAAACCGTTGCGTCGGCATCCTCCGCCGTGCAGACCATGCCGACGATTGCCGTCGATACGGTGGAAATAACGCGGGTGCCGTCGTTGATTTCGACGACGCGCACGCCGTGATGATAATCGCCCATTAATTTGCTCCGGGTGGTGAGTAGGTGCAGGCATGATGACGCCCGGCAAGCCGGGCCGCACGCGGTGGGTGCTGGAAGGCCGACCAGACAACAGGCCGGGCCGGATTGGGGATTTTTGAAGGAATGACGATCGTTTACGCCGATCAATAACGCCGCATTGATCTATGCAATCAATTGGACGGATTTTAGCCGGGCGGGGTAAGGTCGAAAGGCAAAGACGCGGCAACATCAGGGAAAGCCGCAAACGCAAAGCCCGCATCACTGCGGGCTTTTTTCTTAGGCGCCGGGTGCCACCGGCCAGTCAATATCCGGCGCATCCTGTGGGTTAATGCGGCTCAGTTGCACCCGGTAGATTTTCCAGCGCTTGAGCTGTGCGGCTTCTTCCTCCGTCGCCATCCCCAAATCATCCGCATCCTGCAGCGGCGCCAGCGCTTTTCCGGCCAACGCCATCAAGGATGCTTTACGGCGTTCAGCACCGGCGCGCTGTTGCTCAGCAGTCGGTGGCGGGATGTCTACCCAGCACGGCCGCCCCTTCGATGATCCACGTTGTTTCCCCTCCGGCGGCTGGCCGGTGAACGCCTGAAACACAGCCTCATCAACATCAATACCGTCATCAGGCCAAGCGCCTACAGCGGCGTAATCTTCCAGCATCGAGAGCGGGTAAAACGCATTCTTTTCAGCACTATAAACATACATATTTTTTATTTCCCAATCGCGAACCACGTCATGCCACTATCCCAGTCGGTGCGCACTTCGTTGCTGTAGCATTGTTTGTTCCAGTTAAAGCCCTGCGTGTTATGGCTGCCGAGCTGCACGCCGTAGTCGTAATACTGATCCCAGGTGCTTCTGTCCGGCCAAGCGGGCGTCATCAGGATCGGCCCGACCCATTGTGTAAACGGGATGTTGAACGACTGCCACAGGTTCGCATTTTCGTTAATCCCTTTTGTGTACGTCCTGCCATATTGGATCAAGATGCCGGTGTTTTCGTCTCGCCACCACCCCGACCCTTCATGCGTTCGGTTCGCAAATGCTCCCCAGTCAACGCGGCCGTTAACCTGCTCAATCACCGCATCCCACAACCATTTATTGCCCCAGCGGCTGCCTAAAATGTTACCGTCGCTGGCGTGGGTGCTGGCTCCGACCTTCAGGCTGCCCGTTACCGTGGCGTTGCGGTCAACATACAAATCCTCACCTACGGATACGTTTTTGTCGGCGCGGATGTAGCGATTGACAGTCAGGCTGTCATTGATACCCATTGAGTGCGCAAATGTGCTCTGCCCTGTTTTCACGTCAATGGTAAACGGGCGGAGGCTGTTCCACGTCCCGTACTGGTCTTTTGCATTAGTCAGCATCAAATACAAGGCGTTGCCGTCATTGCGCCAGAACGAGCCGTAATCACCGCCGATCAGCCGGTAGTTATCGGAGCTGGTTGATTGGATCTCTGCGTTGGTTTTCACCACACCGGTAAACGTTCCGCCCCGGCTCATCATCACCGAGTCCCAACCACTAAACGTCCCGTTAACGTTTACCGCCGCACGCAATCCGGGTTTACCGCCCGCCTCATGTGCAAGTTGCAAGTAATGTTGAAACTTGCCGTTACCCGACGCAGTAGACAGATCGCTGGCATTGGTGGTGCACAAAACCGACCCCCACGGCACCGCCGCCCAAGAGCTGTTTTCTGCACTCCATACCCCGGCAGATGTCGGCGCATTATTCCCCGTCAATACACGAGAAACCCCCATTCGTGCAGCAAAGTTATTACTGTGATCCGCCGCCTTCACATCGGTAAGGGTTGGTTTAAAGTCGGTGGTGTAAACGCGCGCCCATTTCTTTGCAGTTTCCGGGTTGTCATCACGCATCGAGCGTAAATAAAAATCTGTATTGCCGGAGCCAATCGCAAACTGCACGTTGCGATAACGGTTTAATTTGAAGGTCAGCAGGTTGCCGAGCGCTTCATTCAGCGGATAACCCTTCGATTGGGCCGCCAACTGCTCCAGCGTGAACCCGTTCGGCCGCGTCAGGTCATCGTCAGCGTTTACCGGTGGCGCGGACTCGCTGGGGAATGCCACGCGCGGCAGGTTTAGCGTGTTGCTCATCGTGTCGCCGGTTCGCTTCACATAGCGGCCATCAGCTTCGGTCTTATTCCATGCGTTGACATCACCGGCCAACAGGTTAACGTCCGTAGACAGCGGCTTACCGTTCACCTTGATAGAGCGCAGCGCGTATTTCTGCGCGGCCTGTGCATCCGTCAGGGCGCCCACATCTGCCGCCGTCGGTTTGTAGTCCGTGGTGTATACCTGCGCCCAACGTGTTGAGGCAGGGCTATCTTTTCGCAGGGAGCGCAAATAAAACGCCAGATCGCCGGAGCCAACCGCAAACTGAACGTTGCGGAATTCGTTCACTTTGCCGGTAAACAACACCCCCATTCCGCCCGGCACTGGATAACCTTTGTTGGTCGTGGCAACCAATGATTCAACGGTAAAACCGTTCTCACGGTTCACATCAGTATCGGCGTTAGCGGTATTTTCGTTCGGGAACACGACACGCGGCAGCGCTAACGGGCCGCTCATTGTGTCGCCGCTCTGTTTTACAAATCGGCCATCGGATTCTGTTTTACTCCATGCGCCAACGTCTGCCGCCGTCGGTTTAAACTTCGTCGTGTAAGCCTGAAACCACACCACCCCATTACTGGGGATGTTCGAACGGCCAAAGAATGCGTTGCCGTTGTTTTGTACCGCCATATACGCGCCCGACGGGCCGCCATCGCAGGGCAAACTCAGCACGCCATAAACATCGCCGCCCGGCGTATTCTTTGATGAACTATTAACCCGGTAGATTTCAGCCTGATTGCAATACGCATCTTCCCGGTGACGTGAGCCGCTACCTAATCCAAAAGCGCCGACCTCCATCAGTTGCCCACCTTCCAGCCCGACGTTTTTCGTCGCGGCCGTACCTAACGCCAGATTGCCACGCGCGGCGGCCTTGTCAGGCAAGTCGGACAGATTGGCAGCCTTTTTCATGCTGGCATCACTGACAGCTTTAAGCGCCTTCGGGGTGCTGGCTTTCGTTTCGTCGGTGCTTGTCGTTGCGCTGCTCAGCTGTACCAGCCCTTTCGCCGTGGTGCTGGCGTCCGGGTGGTTTCGGGTTTTCTCATGCGCGGCGATCGCGTCGGTCACAAAATCCTTGGTCGCCAGCACGGTGTCGCCACCGGCGATCACCTGAATCGCCTCGGTGCTGCTGACAATCAGGATCATGCGCAGCGTCTGCGTGCGGCCGCTGCCCTCTTCCAGCTTCGGCTTGTAGCTCTCCGCCATGTTGCTGACGGCAATCAGCGTCCCGGCCTCGTCATAGAGGCCCATTTCACGCAACCACCACCCGCCTTTGTTCGCCGGAATAATCATCTCGGCCAGAATGTGATTTTTCAGCGCCTTATCGATAGTCAGCCCGTTGAGCGCCGCGCGGTATTTCTCGTTGACCAGCTTGGTCTGGGCCGGGTTGGGCGTCGGCAGCGTGCCGTTCCCGTCGCCGACGGCCATAGAGACGATTTTCAACTGCGTGCCGCCCGCGCTGGCGGCGGCAATCTTGGCCGCCCCGGCGGTGGTAATAATCGCTTTGTATTTATTCATGATTTTCTCTTATCCGGGGTAAACGGTAATGACATCGCCATCAATGGCGGCCGCGCCGGTGTAAATCCGGCCGGGGATGTCTTGCAAAATGTTGAGGCCGATCAGGTGGCGGCTCAGGGGCTTGGCGTCGGCGATCAGGCGCTCCATTTCCTGATACATTTCCTCGGTAATGCCGGTTTCCAGCACGCCAATATCGAGCCGGAAGGTGCCGGGCGGATCGGCGCCGTCGGTGTGGAACCATTCGATAACGTTAATCAGGTAGCCGAGCGGCTCCACCACGCGGCGCACGGCGCCGATGGTGCCCTTGTGCCGGTGAATGTAGAACGCAGCCGAAACCACGCCCCGCTTGACGTCCTCCGGCCACGCCTCATCCCAGCGATCGACAGAGAACGCCCACGCCAGATAGGGCAGCAGATGCACCGGGCAGGTTTTCGGGTTCCACAAATCACGCAGAGGAACCGGCACGCGCACCAACTCGGCGCACGCGGCAGCGGCGGCAACTTCCAGCGGTGATGAGCCGACAGGCAATAAGCGGTTAGTCATCGGCGCGCCCCGGTGTGATGTTCACGCCGGTGCAGTAACCCGCCTGCGTTTTATCCAGCACGATGTCGGCGGCCGGTTGAGCAACTTCGACACGTTCAACACCTTCTACGGTCAGCGCCGCGATGATGCCGGAACGCCGGATACTGCGGCCTAAGCGGCGCATGGTCAGTACATAATTTTGCAAACGTTGTTTCGCCTCCGTGAGGATCGGCGCAACCTCCGGGCCGGGATAGAGAAACAGCGTGGCATCAATGCCATAGCGGGTTATTTTGGCCGCTTGCACGATGACGCGATCGGCGACCGGGCGCACGTCCTCATCATTCAGCGCGTCGCGGACAACCTGCAGCAGTTCGGGGCTGGCGGTACCGTCGCCGTCCCGCGACAACACGGTGACGGTCACGTTAGCCGGTGATGGGCTGATTGCCGTCACATCGGCCACCCGGCCATCGGCCGAGCGGGCGTGAAAACGATAGGAACCGGCCGATCCCGCCGTGCTCATGCCTTCAAAAGCATCCTGCAGGCGCAGGCGGTAATCTTCATCCGCTTCCATGACTGCCGGTGTCGGCGGAATGGTGCTCTCATCCGCCGGGGCGATCACCAGTCGCGGCGTATTAAAGTTTTTGCCGAGCTGGTCGAGGTCTTCGCCGGTGGAATACGCCAGCATCACCGCTTTCGCGGCATCGTTGACGCGCTGGCGCAGAATCACCTCGCGGTAAGCGTTCTCCTGCAGCAGCTTAACGATCGGCTCCGACTCCAGCGACAGCGTGCGCGCGACGGCCTCCCGCTGTTCCTCCGGGTAAAGCGAAATCAGCGTCGCCTTACGCTCCGCCAAAATATCTTCATAATCCAGCACCTCAACGACGATCGGCGCGGGCAGCTGTGAAAGGTCAATCGTTGCCATGGTTTCAGCTCACAGGAACAGACAGCGACAGCGCGCCGGGGGCATCGGTGCGGGTGCCGGTGATGTCGATCACCATCTTGCCGTCATAGGTGGTATTAAAAGCGATGCCGGTCAGCTTGACGCGCGGCTCCCACGCCAAAATCGCGCTGTAGCAGGCGGCCATAATCTGCAGGCGCAGCGCGTCGTTCTGCGGCTGGTCGAGCAGCTCAGAGAGCAACGAGCCATAAGCCCGGCGCATCGGGCGCGAACCCTGCGGCGTGATCAGGATGTCCGCCACGGACTGGCGAATATGCTCGATGTCCGTCAGCGTGCGGCCGGTGCCTCGGTTCATGCCGATATATTTGGCGCTGTTCACGCTTCTCGCCCCTTTGCTTTTGCTACAAGTTCAGGGGCAACAAGCCCCACTCCGTGCTGAACTTTGAAGGATTCCTCCAGTGAGGCATCGCGCCACGCGGTGAAATACTGCCGGTCAGTCACAATCCCGCATTGCTCAGTTTCGCGTTCTTTCAGCGTTTCAACCTGAAGGAGCACCTTCCCGGTGATCCGTTGTTGTCGTCCACGGGACATGCCGGTTAAACCGATCTCTTTAGTAAAATGACTCCTCGGTGGTGTATGCATAGTTTTTCCCGATGGTTAAGAGGGTTCATCAGTCTTGCCGCCGCCGGTCTGGACGCCGCCGTGGGTGTGTTTATCAACAACAATGCCATTCGACGAGAACGAACCGCCGCTGTGCTCGATGTTCCCGCGCATCGCCCCGCCTTTTTGCACTTCCAGCGTGCCGGTGGTGAGTTTGTTGGTGCAAACCACCTCCGGCGCATCGAGCGTGATTTTGTCAGCCGTAACGATCACCACTTTGGTGCTGGCGGTGATGGACTCCGACGCCTGCACGTCGGCGGTTTTAATCCCTGACACGCTCAGCGCGCCGGTTTCCGGTTCGTACTCAATGACCGCGCCATCAGGGAATGCGATATGCAGCGCATCCGCCGACGCAGACGGGGCCGGGAAGTCGTCAGAGAAAATGCCGCACAGCACAAACGCGGTATCAAGTTCGCCACCCAGCGCAAAGATCAGCACCTGCTCACCGACAGAAGGCGCCGACCAGCTGCGAGTACGCCCGGCGCGACAGGTTAGCCAGTTGAGCCAGTCGGTAAGATTGCCGCCGGTTTCGACGCGGCACAGGCCGTTATCAAGGTCAACGGTGCTCACGGTGCCGATGCGGATCAGGTTGCGCAGCAGGCGCAAAATGTCGTGTTGATTGTTCATGCTGGAAGGATGCCGCCCGGCGCGGGCGGCGACAACGCGATGAGGTTGGAAGATCGGAGGCACAACAGGGGGTTATTCAGCGAGGTGTTCTATCACGGCCGTTTCTATGATTTTGACGTCATCCGGGCCAAATCCCAGTAACGGACGGGCCTCATATTTTACCGCCTCGCTGTGCGGCGTCGGCCGATCGCGCAGGCCAAAATGATGCACATTGACCATACGCTGAACCCTCCCGACAAACTCAACCACGGCCGCATCGCTGTTACCCTGGGCTTTCAGGTAACGGGCGGTGCGCAGCTTGGAGAACATCGCCCGATCGCGCAGGCGCTTTTTGTTGCGAAGCCGAGTTTTGCGCGGCGCGTAAGGTGTTCCGTCCGGTGCCTGCTGGCGTTTGATGTGTTGCTGTTGACCGGCGCGCAGGCGCTTTGACACGGCAACGGCCAGCGACTTTCGCGACTGCGGCGACAGCTTGGCAATCAACCCGGCCAGCCGGGTGTCAAAGGGGTTAAGCTCGCTCATGCCATTCACTCACTAATTCGCCGTGAACAAAGAGCTGCATCGGCCGCGTCACGTTCTCCGGTAACGGCGGCTCCGGCAGGTGCTCAACATGCAACGCGCCATCGCCTTGCTCGAGAACCAAAACACGTTCAGTCAGCTGTAGCGACACGCTGAAATCGTAAGAGCCGTTGTTGTTAAAGTCGCTCGCAAAGGTGATCCCGGTGCGGCGCTTTTCCTCCGTTGCCATGATGTCCGGCTGGTTTTCCCGTAGCCATGCCTGAATCGGCACCATGATTAAATCCAGATCGCCGGTGTAGTCCAAAAACAGCAGATTCAGCGTATAGCGGTACTCATGGGACAGCGAGGCGGCAAGCGTGGCGGCCACATTGCCGCGCCCTACCCTAACTTGCAGATTTTCAGGGTTGCGCTGTAGCCACGACAGGCAGCTTGTCAGCTCAGCGCGGAGCTGTTGCGGTTTTAACATCGTGTTGTTCCTGACAGTGTTTTATCGTTTCGACCTGCACAGCGCAGGCCGCCAAGGCGTTTTCAAGCTGGCGAATATCGGCGCTCAGATCGCCGTTAGTCGCCGGGCGGCTGGCCGGGATTTGGCACGGACTCACTTTCGGACAGCCAACGTAGATAATCCGCGGCGCCGGTGAAGCCGGGGCGCTGGTGCAGCCGGGCAACGTCAGCAGGCAAAGCAGTGTTAAACCAATCACGTAATTGCTGATTTTCATTGAGTAACCTCTGTATTTTCTGCTCGCGCGTCAGCGCCAGCCGGTGCGCGGCGTTTAGGTCGCCCCTTAACTTTTCCTCTTCCTGCGCCAGCACACCGGCCGCCGCCTGCAGCGTGTCGATCGCCGCGCGGGTATCGGTCAGCGCCGCCGCTATCCGGCCATTTTCCAGCCGGGCGCTTTCCAGTCGCTTACCCAACGTGACAACCTGCCATTTCATCCAACCGGCGACGACCAGCGCCAGCACCAGAAACCAGCCGATCGCGCGGCTCATTGCGCGGCCCCGATCAGGCAGTGGGCCAGCTCCGCCGCCCGACGCCGTTCCAGCCCCGGCGATTTGACGCCGTTGACGAACACCCAGCGCGGCAACTGCTGGCAGGCGCTGCGCCAGTCCTGCCGCTTGATGAAACCGGCTAACGTAGAGCCGCAGGCGGCCGTGACGCCGACGTTAAAGGCAAAGGACACCACCGCGTCATAAACCGGCGGCGGCATCGTGACAGGCATACAGCGGCCTATGCCGCGCTCCACACGATATACGTCGGCAACGAGGTTAACGGCAGCTTGGCGCTCGCTGATAACCGCGCCGGGCTTTACCCCGGCCGTGTGGCCAATGCCGCTTGTCCAGACGCCCGCTTGGCATTGGTAAGGCGATAAGCGGCAACCTTCAAAATCGGCCAGCAGGCGCAACCCGGTCTCAGAGATCTGCAGCGCGCTGAATTGCGGCAGCAGCACCGCCAGCGCCAGCACGGCGGCCACGCTGCAGCGTTTAGCGATTGAGTTCATCGTAGACCCTCCGGCTAACGCCTAACTTGTTCAACAGCTGGTAGCTTTTGCGGCGGTAGTACCAGTTAACGAGGAACGTTCCGACGCCCACGGCGGCGCCAACCATAAAGGCGATGTCCTGCGGTGAATATTTGCCGATCCACGCGAGGAACATCGCCACCGCGTAGGCTAAAAATGAGGTGATGCGCTCCATGTTTTTAATCCCATAAATTGACGGTTTCACGCTGCGGTGCGGCGGTCACGTCCGGCAGCTCAACCGGGTGGCCGTGGGGCAAAATCGCCCCGGCAGCGGCCAGCCCTTCATTTAGCGAATAGACCTGCTCAACCACGCCCTGCGTGCGCCCGTAGTAGCGCCAGCAAATCGCGTCAACGGTGTCGCCCTGCAGGGCGTAGACTCTCATCAGAGCAGCCCGATGATGCAGTGGCTACGCTCGGCCACGTTACTGATCGCGTTGCGGGCGTTGCGCCACAGCTCGCCGATCGAGGCTTCAACCACATCAGCCTTGCGGCCGCCGGTGGTGGCGGTGGTGTCGAAACTGCGGTATTGCTCCGAGAGCGTCGCCATGGTCATCGCGCTAACGGCATTGCGGTATTCGCTCACCCGCACGCTTTCGCCGTCGAGCTGTTCGCCCGGCACATCCTCAAGCCGCTGATAGCCGTCGGCCATCTGGTCGCGGCGGAAAGTGAACAATTCGGCGTTCACCTCCGCGATCGCGCTTTTAATTGCCATCCGCAGGCGCGGGGCGGTGATTGTGCCTTCAATGCGCATCACGTCGCGCACGTCTGCCGGGTCAATGTCCGGCCAGAAAAAGACGTTTTTAACGATCGGCTCATCCTCCGGGCGCGGTGCTGGCGCGTCCGGGCGTGGCCGTTGGATCACAACGGTGCTCATATGACCTCAGAAAGTTAGGGGGCGGTGGACGACGGCGTTGACGAGGTGAAACCTGTCGCGGCCGTCGTGCCGCCCGGCGCGGGGCGCGTTCTGTCAGCGGCTGGCGGCGGTGCGTATTGCCCGCTCCAGCCGTTCAATGTCTTTTTTCACGCCGCAGCCGTTATGCAACTGCAGCGCACGCTTAAGGTGGTTCAATGCCAGTTCAGCCCTGCCCGCCGCGCGCAAGACGTACCCGGTGATTTTGTGCAACTTGGCGCGCACTTGGTCGGGCATGTCTTCTGCGTCGGTGAGTTCCATCGTCTGCGTGAGGTGGTCAATGTTGACCGGCTCCCCGGCCTCAAAGGCGCGGGTGGCAGACTCGGCGACGTCTTCTGCGATGAGGTATGGCGTGGAGCGTGCGAAATTGCCCGGCGGCGCCAGCTGATAGCGCAGCGCATAGCGGGCGATGTCCAGCGCGCCGGGAATATCCCCGGCATCCAGACGCCAGATCATGACCGTCATCAGAATGGCGTCCTGCGCGCCGCGACCTTCGGTCAGCACACCGGCAACCCAGGGGGCATAGTCCGGCAGCAGTTGGCGCTTGAGTTCGGCCTTACGCTCTTGTGAGCGCACCTGTTTGAGCTTTCGCTTATCTTCATTGAGTTTAAGCATCATCCGTTCATAGCCGTTGGCGTGGCGCAGCGGGTCATTCTCCCGCTGCGCGGCCTCGACCGCTGACTGGCGCATAAGGTGACGGCGGGCAGGGCTGGTCATGGTTATTTACCGCCTTTCGCTTTGTCGTCTGCCGGTGCTTCCTCCGGATCTTTCACGTCGGCGACTGGCTCTGCTGGGGCGGTGGCAACCTTCACCGCTTCAACAATGGCACCGGCCAGCGCCTTAATGTCATCGCCGGAGGTCGGCAGTGCGACCTTGGTTTTTGGCTCGGTCGGCTTGACGGCCAACAGCTCGATGTTCTCCACCAGACAGCCGCAGGCGTAATCCTCCACCACATAGTCCTCGTTGATGGACTCATAGTTTTCGATGCGGTCGCGCTTGGCGTTCTCCACCATATGGCGGCGGTGTGTGTCTTCCTGCCAGTAGATCGACAGGTTATCCATGCGCGTAATCAGCAGCGCATCCGCCGGGAAGTACGGCACCCGCACAGCGGGCAGGTTGCCGATGCGCTTCTGGCTGATAATCAGATCGGCGGCCAGCGCTTCGGTGTTGGGCTGTTCCTGATTGACCAGTGGGAAATACTTGTCGGCCAGCAGCTGACGACCGCAGATCACTACCAGCTCCGGATCTTCCTGATACCACGGTGCAATCAGGGTATTAGTGGCATCCATCACCAGCGCGTCGAGGTTGGCGTAATCGCCACCGGCACCCACGCGGATGTTTTCAGACACCACGCTGCCGTCCATACCCACGATTTTATTCATCACGCGGCCCGGCGCGTTCTCGCGGTACTTCTGCAACCAGCCCGGCGCAATGTCCTGCAGCAGCGGGAACTTGACGCGGTTGGAGGTTTTGGCGCGGTGCGTACCGTTAAAGCCGATCATGATGCGGTCGAGCGCCTGACGTTTCACAATCGCATCGCGTAAGCGGGTCTGGAAATCCTGATAACGCGCCCACAGGTCGAGGGTGTTGTAGCGGATGTGGAAATCGTAGTTCACCTGCTGGCAGAAATAGCCGTCGGCGTCCAGCGTGGCAAAGTCGGCCGTTTCGCGTTCATCGCCGCCGGCGGTGTCGGTGGTGCTGGCAATGGAGCCGCTAACATCCAGCCCGATTTTTTCGCCTTTCATCTCCGGCACCGGCACGATGTTGATGCGGGTCAGGAACGTGGAGGAATCCTGTACACGGGTCATGATGGTTTGCGTAACGGACGGCTCAACGCTGAATTTTTTATCCAGATCGCCGGTAGCGACGCCGTTCAGTTCGGCGAGGCGGGACATAAACGCATTAAATTTAAAACGAGTTTGCTTGCGCATTTTTCTTCCTGTTTTTGTTCGGTTTTATCGGGTGTAACTGCCTTAGCAGTCGGTCAGCACGTCTTGCGCGCTGTTGCCGCCGGTGGCCTCCGGGCGGGCCTGCTGGCTGAAATCTTCCGAGGTGGAAAGCTGGGCTTGCAGCGCGCTGAACGCATCGCTGCCGGTTTTTACCTGTTGCTTGAGGTCGGCAACCTGCTCGCTCATTGCGGCTAACGTCTCGGTAAAGCGGGCGTCCGCTTCCTGCAACTGCTCGGCCACGGTCATCACCGCGCCTTCCATCTCGCCAAAGCGCACATCGTCGGTGGCCTGCTTGCGGCTAAACATCGCTTTGATGCGGGCAGAGAAAGAGGTTTCCGGGTCAGCCACAGGTTCAAAATCGAAATGGACTTCCAGCGGCGCGGAGAACTCGACGTTCTCGTGGCGGCGGCTGAACTCCAGCATGTCAGTGCCGAGGCTCGCCGGGTCATCGGTGACGGCCAACCCGACCAGATACGACTTGCCGGTCTTGGCGAAATCGCGGCGGATCTCCATCGAGGTGAAAACCTTTTGGCCCGCGCCGACCATCGACACCAGATCGGCGGTCGGGGCCAGACTGGCGTACAGCGCCCACTTGCCGTGCAACAGCGGTTCGTCCGGCTCGTCGATTTTTTCGGCCTTCAGCTCAACCACGCCGCCGTAACGACGAAAATAGCCATCCGGCAAAATCCCCTTGATGTGCTCCATGTTGATACGGGCGCCGTACACCTTCGGGCTGTAGGTCGCGGCCATCTGCTGAATATCCGCAGCGCCAATCTCGCGGCCGTCAACGGTGTCGCCTTCAACGCCGATGCGGAAAAACTTAGTAACTTTCTTTGCCATGTAAACGGCTCCGGTTGTGGTGATTGGGTTCGGGGCTAGTTTCGGGGGAATGGCGGCGCGTCTCAACACGTTGCGGTTGGAAGATCTGAGGCACAACAAGGGCTTAATGCGAGCCGCCCGGCGCTTTCGTAGCCTTGGCGGCATGAATACGACACCGGCAACAACCATCATCAGCGATCCGCGCCGCCAAGCTGCCTTGCTCTACTGGCAGGGCTTCTCTGTGCGCCAAATTGCGGAAACGCTGAACCTCAAGGGGCCAACTGTGCAGAGCTGGAAACTGCGCGATAAATGGGACGGCATCGCGCCCATTTCCCGCGTGGAGCAAAGCATGGAAGCGCGGTTGATTCAGCTCATCATGAAAGACGTCAAGGAGGGGAAAGACTTCAAAGAAATCGACCTGTTAGGCCGCCAGATTGAACGGCTGGCGCGGGTCAATCGCTATTCGGCGACCGGCAACGAGGCGGATTTAAACCCGAACGTCGCCAACCGCAACAAAGGCGAGCGCAAACCCGCCGAGCGCAACGTGTTCAGCGAGTCCGCTGTGGAGAAGCTGCAAAGCATTTTCACGGAAACCACCTTCGAGTATCAAATGGGGTGGTATCGCGCCGGGCTGCAACACCGTATCCGCAACATCCTGAAGTCGCGCCAGATCGGCGCCACGTTCTTCTTTGCCCGCGAGGCGTTGCTCGATGCGCTGACTACCGGCCGCAATCAGATTTTCCTGTCGGCCAGTAAGGCGCAGGCGCATGTATTCCGCAATTACATCATTGATTTTGCCCGGCTGGTCGAGGTTGACCTGAAAGGCGATCCTATGGTGCTGCCGAACGGCGCCCGGTTGATGTTCCTCGGCACCAACGTGCGCACCGCGCAGAGCTACACCGGCAATCTGTATCTTGATGAGTATTTCTGGATACCGAAGTTTCAGGAGCTGCGCAAAGTCGCCAGCGGGATGTCGCTGCACAAGCGGTGGCGCACTACCTACTTTTCCACGCCGTCGAGTCTGGCGCACTCCGCTTATCCGTTCTGGTCGGGGGAACTGTTCAACAAAGGCCGCCGCAGCAAAGCCGATCACGTTCAGCTCGACCTCAGCCACAGCCACCTGTCAAAAGGCGTGCTGTGCGGCGATGGGCAATGGCGCCAGATTGTCACGGTTGAGGATGCGCTGACCGGCGGCTGTAACCTGTTCGACCTCGATCAGCTGTCGCTCGAATACAGCCCGGCAGAGTATCAGAACCTGCTGATGTGTGAATTTGTGGACGATACCGCGTCAGTATTCCCGTTCGCCGAGCTGCAAGGCTGCATGGTCGATACGCTGGAAGAATGGGAAGACTTCAACCCTTACGCCGTGCGACCGTTCGGCTATCGCCCGGTGTGGATCGGCTACGACCCATCGGAAGCCAACGGCGGCGACAGCGCCGGGTGCGCGGTGATCGCGCCGCCAATGGTGGCCGGGGGCAAGTTCCGTGTGCTCGAGCGCCACCAGTGGCAGGGCATGAACTTTGCCGCTCAGGCTCAGAAGATTGAAGACCTCACCCAAAAATATTGCGTGGAGTACATCGGCATCGATGCGACCACCGTCGGCCAAGGCGTTTTCCAGCTGGTGCGCGAGTTCTTCCCGGCCGCGCGGGAAATCAAATACACCCCGGAAATCAAAACCGCCATGGTGCTGAAGGCAAAAGACACCATCGGGCGCGGCTGTCTGGAATACGACACCAGCCACACCGACATCACCGCCGCCTTTATGGCGATCCGCAAAACCATGACCGCCAGCGGCGCGCGCTCCACCTACACCGCCAGCCGTAGCGAAGAAGCCAGCCACGCCGATGTCGCGTGGGCAATCATGCACGCCCTCTTAAACGAACCGCTGACCGCAGGCAGCGGCCACAGCAGCCCGAATATTTTGGAGTTTTACTGATGAGCAAGCGCAAAGGCCGCAAGGCATTTATCCCCCCGGCACCAGCCCCGGCAACAAGGCAGGAACAGGATTTTGAGGCGTTTACCTTTGGCGAGCCGTCCGCAGTGCTGGATAAGCGGGAAATTCTGGATTACATCGAATGCACGACCAATGGGAAGTGGTACGAGCCGCCGATCAGCTTCGATGGGCTGGCACGCAGTGTGCGCGCCGCCGTGCATCATAGCTCGCCGATGTACGTTAAGCGCAACATTTTGGCGTCAACGTTTATCCCGCACCGGCTGTTAAGCCAGCAGGAGTTTAGCCGCTATGCGCTGGATTATCTGGTGTTCGGCAACGCCTATTTAGAAGAGCGCCAAAACCGGCTCGGCGCCCCGCTGCAGCTGAAATCCTCCCCGGCCAAGTACACGCGGCGTGGTGTGGAGCGCGGCGCTTACTGGTTTGTGCAGGACTGGAAAGAGGCGCACCGCTTCAAGACCGACAGTGTTTTTCACCTGATTGAGCCGGACATCAATCAGGAACTGTACGGCCTGCCGGAGTACCTCAGCGCGCTTAACTCCGCCTGGCTGAATGAGTCAGCGACATTATTCCGTCGCCGATATTTTGAAAACGGCTGTCATGCCGGTTATATCCTGTATATGACCGATGCGTCACAAAGTACGGCTGACGTTGACAGAATGCGCAAGGCCATGCAAACCACCAAAGGTCTGAACAACTTCCGCAACCTGTTTATGTACGCACCGAACGGCAAACCCGACGGCATTAAAATTGTGCCATTGTCCGAGGTCGCCACCAAGGACGACTTTTTCAACATCAAGAACGCCAGCCGCGACGATCTGCTAAGCGCACATCGTGTACCGCCGCAGATGATGGGGATTATCCCGAACAATACCGGCGGCTTCGGGGATGTGAAAAAGGCCGCTCAGGTGTTTGTGCGCAACGAGCTAACGCCGCTGCAAGAGCGCATGAAGGAGGTGAACGACTGGATCGGGGAAGAGGTGATTAGATTCGCGCCGTATGAGTTGCCGACCGAATAAGCAAAAAGCCGCCAGTGATTGGCGGCTAGTTTTAATAGTTATACTAATAATTTTAGCGGCTATTTCAAGCGGCTACAGCGTGTTCGCGTCTTTGCAAAAACTCTTCCATAGGCATGACTCGGCTTATTTCCTCCTGAATTCGTGCATCATTATGCACTTCCCAGAGATCAAGGTTGTGCTGCAGATTCATCCAAAACTCTGCCGAGGTGTCGAATGCTTTCGCTAATCTGAAAGCCATGTCAACACTGAGTTTCCTATTGTTATTAACTAGTGCGCTAATAGTATTACGGTGTACATTTAACATTTCTGCTAAATCATTGATTTTTAGACCGGTAGGCTCAAGGTATTCATACAGCAATACATCGCCTACAGAAGTAGGTTTGCGTTGTGCCTGTGCCATGGTGGTATCCTCGTTCGCTGTTCAACTACTCTAAAGTTATCTTCTAAATTTATCTTCTAAATTTATCGTGTGTTTCTAAGCTTCTAAATTATTTAAAATTTATTTTATTTTTTAATGGGGCTGCTGCCACAGCCCCATGACTTTATTTTTTTGCTTTGTATGTGTGGTTGTCTAAGTAAAGATCAACTGCCTTGCCATCAACCCACTTAAAGATCAGTCGGTACTGATCGTTAACCCGGATTGAAAAATACTCATCCAGAGGCGGTTGTAGTGATTCAAATCTGTTCCCCGGTGGGGAGCATAAGTCTCTATGACATGTCGCCGCGTTGATAATATCTAGTTTTCGAGTCAAGGCACCTGAAATTGTTGCTGGTATTTTTTTATGCCCTTTGCTGATCTCGAAAAAATCATCTAGCCACGAGTCTCGAAAGTTTGAGATGTTCTTTTTTTGACTAGGTTGCACTCATCGCCACTCCTGTTGTTGTTTTTTGATGTGGCTATAGTACCGCACTCATGCACTGTGCGCAAGTGCATTCGTTAACATAATTATCACTACGGTGATCGTAGTGTCGTTTTTGGTGTCGTGCTCATCTATTAACTAAGCACTTGTTGCGTGACTGTAGAGGGCCGCTAGCACGGCGCATTCTAAAGACCTCATCTATGTTTGAGTTTCGCGGTAAGTCGCCACCACAGGGCGCTAGCGAACAATTCTAGATGGTCTAAACACTGCTTGCGCGCAATGCTATCCCCGCCTCGCCTGCGCGCTTTATGTGTCGCTTTTAATGCAGTTGCATGATCCGGCGCGATCCGCGCCAGTGCTGGCGCTGCGGGGGTAAAAATAACACCGGATCATCATGCGATTTCATGCACTCTATGCATGCATGGGCTATCAGCAGAGAAAAAGGTATGTATTGTGCTGATAACGCCCCTCGTCAATCAGCCTGAAAACGTGGCCGGACTGGTGCTTGATGTAGTAATTCGCCTCTTCAGGCGTTAGGTGTGTGCCGAGCCGGTTTGCAGCGTGAATGAAATCAACGGTCTTTATGCGGCGGCCCTTGCCGTTCTCGTTGAAGTTCAGCGCCTCCATAAACGCCCCGGCTAAGTTTAAATCTCGTCTCATACGTCACCTATGGATTAAGAGATCGCGGCAAGCTGCCTGATCACTTCTGCTTTTTCAGGGGCAATGCTGGTTTTCATCTCCCCCGCCAGTTCTGAAATCCATATCAGTGCAATGTCTTTGTCTTTCGCTTGGCTCTCATAACAAACCCCCAGACGGGCGATGAGTTCAATTCTTTCTAAAACAACCACTTCATCCACTGCTTGCACCCTTTCCCTCCGATGCTTAATTACTGTATGCATATACAGTATATGCCTATCGGATTTAATTGCGCAAGAAATTATTGGAAGCCCGCCCAATCGCTAACCGCCGGATAGTGCATTGAAATATCACCAAATTTGACTTTAGCGCCGCGCGCCAGTGCCTCAAGTTCCCAGCGCGTCGGCTCGATGCCGTGTAGTGCCAGCTCTGAGTAAATTTTGGATACGCGATCGCGCTCGGCAGTGGTCAATCTGGCCGATGCAGCAGGCTCTATACGCTTATATGGGTCAATTCCTCTTTGCTGCCTGTTTATCTGCGGGGCATTTGCCCGTAAACGCGTCATAACAGACCGTGCAACGGTCATGTCATCCCAGTCAATCTGGGTTCCCGGTGCATGTTCCATCACCGCCACGGCCTCTACAGGCCCCCCATCCTGCGCATTTTCGGCGCTACCGCTGCCGACCAACCCACAGTTATTGACAGGACTCCGAGGCGCGCCGGAGGCGCTTTTCAAAGTCAAAGGCTCAACGGCAACGGCTTTAGCGACGATGCGCCATTGCGTGGTGCGGGTTTCATAAACGTGATCGGCGCCGATGTGCGGGGCAAAAATCCCCGCAATTTTCTGCACTTCTTCGTCATAGGCGTTGCGCTCGTCGGCAACCCGGCGGGCTACACGCACAGTCTGATCGTCACGGGCAACGTTAGGGCCACCCTGTGCCAGAATGTAAGCGGCAAAGTCACCGGCATCAGCAGCAGCGCGCACAGCCTCAACGGTTTCGTCAAACTCATCGGCCAGACTGACAGAGCGGATCTTGCGGCACTCGCGCCATGCGCCGCGCGACGGCAGGCCGATAAAGTGGAATTGAGGGATTCGCCACGTTGACGCCCACGCTGTGACGGCGGCGGCCGTATCAGTCAACAGCTCGCCGGTTTCATGATCGCGTTCGCCGTCCAGCGCGTAGCCGTCGATGTTTTTTGCAATGTATTTGGCGATATAGCCCGCCGCACCGCCTTTGTTCAGGTGCTTGCAGTCAAACCGGTTTTTGGCGGCGCCGCGCTCATCCCCATCTTCAGCCATGGCATAACGGCGCATGATGTCGATCACCTGCTGGCGCTGTTTTTTGGAGGTAAACAGCATCATATGCCAGTGCGGCGTCGCATCATGGTGCGGTTCGACAACGCGCACGCCGTAGACCTGCAGGCCCGCATCTTTAAACGCTGTGCGGATCTTGCTAAACAGCTTCACAAGATAGCGCTGGCCGTCTTTTGGCGTGTAGGCTTCATCGTCCCACTTGTGGTTAAAATGCACCTTCGGGCTGTTCTTGCCGACGGCGCGCGTCGGGTGATATTTGGATGGGGTGGTGATGGTGATAAACATCCCTTTATCGCCACGGATAGCGGCGGCCTGCTCAACACCGGCGATCATCGCCATTAACTCCATACGACGAATTTCCGGGTTAGAGATACTTGCCATCACCTTGTCGATGAGGCTGAAGCGTTCGCCGGTTTCGACGTTCTCAAGCTCGCGGCTGTTCAGATAATCAAAATTGGACTGGCGGCGCGCTTTCACATCCCGAATAGCCTGCTTACTGGCATACGACGACGCCCCGCGGTTCACATTACCCAGGGCGATCAGCAACGCCTCGCGCCAGCGCGTGCGCTGGGCCTTCAGCTGGCGTTCCCACCACTCGGAATTAACCAACCGTGACAGGCTGGCAATCGCTGACCGGGCATCCAGTTTGCCCTTGCGGTATTTGCGCCAGTGCATCGGGGTGATGTTGAAGGCGCGCGCCATACCGGCAATACGGCCATAAAACTCTGACTGGGTGGCATCTTCGAACAGCCCGGCATTGTCGCCGTCGTTCTCCGCCACAAACTCATCGCAGTAATCTTCGTAATTCTGCAGAAGTTGACCGGCCACCCGATCGGCAAGGCGGCGTAACTCTTTGTCATCCATGCCGGGCAGAGCTGCGTAGTTATCGACTTCAGCAGAAAACCGCATTGACGCGGCGAGGTTCATCGCGTTCTTGGCGCTCACCGTTTGCAGGCGCGGCCAGATGCGGCGATCGAACTGGAATACCAGCCATTTGTTGGCGTCGTGCAGCCCTTTGCTCTTGAGCAAGTTGGTGTAACGCGTCAGGAACATGGCGCTGAGGAAGCGCGGCAGGCGGCGGATATTGGTTAAAACAGCTTGCCCCTGAGCGAGTTCCTCACGGGTAAGCGGTCTTACCGGCCCGGCAACTGCCGGGCGCGGTTCGTTCCATGGGTAAGCGTAGGCGGTAGCCGCTTGGCTCATTGCACTTTCGCGCCGTTGGCGTGGGCGCAGTTGCCGCAATAACGTTCATTGCAAGCAGAACACAGCTCGACAACGAAGCCAGCGGCGCGAATGGATTTTTTCACATCTTCTTTATCCAGCCATGTTCCGTCTGGGTCTGGTGACATCCATGGATCAGGCGAATACGGCAGCGGCAACCGCACCGGCGCGGCCAGCTTGGCTTCCAGCTCGGCGATGCGTTCTTCTGCTTTCGCTAATTCTTCATCCAGTTTTTTGGCTTTGTCGTACCAAAAATTAAACTGGTCATAAGCAGCGTTTAGTTGCGCAGTAGTTGGTCTGGTCATTTCGACAACTCCTTTTGCAGTGCTGAAGCTGCGTAGTTAAAGGCAGTCGCTGCCGCCACTTCACCGCGTTTTTGTTTCTCTTCGGCAAGCTGGCGCAAAATGGCTGGCGCGGAGTTATTGGCACGCTGCGCTTTCTCCAGCTCTGCCAGCAGGACGGAGACGTACTCTTGCGAGTAGAGCATCTGTTGGCGACGTGGATCGTGATATGGATTTGCAGGGTCGATAATGAACATGTACGCACAACGATGCTTGCTTAAGTCGCGCAGCTCTTCAGCGTCAGTCCACGCCACCGGCTCGCTCAGCTTATTGTTCATTTGCAGCCTCACACACCGCAAAAGCCTCTTGGCACAGGTTGCCAATGCGACCTATTTCCGCGCCCAATGATGCAATGCTATTAACACTGGAATTACGGACGCTGTGATGAATAAGGCCGTTCACAAGCTGGTTAATCGTAGGGTAATAGCCGATAGCCTCGTAACGCTCTTGACCTTCGCTTTTTCCTGTTTTCCCTACCTTCACCGTATTAAGAATGAACTGCAGGTTATCGCTGGTGATAACAAACTCAGAGCCGATTTTAATTTCCATGTTATTTCCTTAATCGTAATTTTGGTTTTCTGGTCTGCGTGCAAATTCTGAATCGCTCAAATCAGCCGCAATAAAATGACCTGCCAGCAACGCCAGCAGGCCGAACAAAATAGAGAACTCCGTCATGCCTTCCCCGCGTAAAGGTGACTTTGCGTCTCGCGGATCTGCTGACAGCTTACGCATGTATCAACGCCGGGAACGGCAGCGCGGCGCGCGGCAGGAATCGGCGCGTCACATTCTTCGCAAACGAAAGCAGAAGGCAGCGCGGAGGATTTGCGGGCGTTTGCGATCTGCGCGTTTAGTACCAGCGCTTGCCGCTCCTGTTCGTAGTCCATCAAGTCGGCCATTAGTGCAGCTCCTGCGCTTGATGCTCGATGGCTTCAGCCTCTTGGCGGAGCAGCTCAACAGCTTCAATAGCCGTTAAACCGTTCTTAGAGATATGTGCAGCCAAACGCACCAGACGAGCAGCGGCGAGATCGGCTTGATTCTTACGCTCATCAAGGCGGGCGTGGTCAAGCAACACAGCCACCTGTGAAATATCGCTACCTTGCTTTGCCGGGTCTAAACCCATAAAAATCACATTCGACATATTTAATCCTTATTTCAGACAAAGCGATGCCCGGCGGGTTAACGCCAGAATTACGCAATGCGGTTAATTAACGTTTAATTCGCAATCATCATCACTGATAAATCGCGGTAAGGTTTTTGATAAATCAATCAGGTCATTCAGCGCCCACACAATTTGTTTACGCTCTGAATAACTCATTTCTGCAAACTTCATTTTTATATGCCGCTCTTTCAGCCCGGCATGAAAACAAACAGTTCTGCGGATATGTTCCGGCGACTTATCAAAAGCCTCTTGCGCCTGATTCTGCTTATGAGGGAACAGCTCACGCTTAATCTGTGAAATGCGCTTAATGCCGATCGCTTTTTGTGTTTCAGTAGCCAACAACATGACAGCCCCAATTAACGGCAGAAAAAACGGCGCAGCGGTGAAACTGGCTTAGCCGTTGACAGGCCACGCAGCAAGGCAGCCTGATCGTGACGTGGGCGCCAGCGCTTGCCGCCCGGCAGTTCGATAAAACCGTGTTCAAAATGCCGCGATGGGCTTTGTTGTTTCAGCAGTGGAGCGATAGAAATAACCACGGTGATCACCTCAGCTTAAACCAGCAACAGCACTCAGCCCGCTGATCACGTCAACGGTGGAGGCCAGAGCCGGGGTGGATTGGATGCGGTTCTGAACGGTCAAGCCGATCAGCGACAAATGGCGGATCGCCGTGTTGACGCTTTCAAGCAGTGCGCTTTTACGTACCGGCGTTTTGTGGTCGCCCTGAACGGCGGCGGCGGCAACGTTGCCAACTGCGGCCGTAGCCTGCAGTGCATACGTTGGAATATTCCCGGCGCAAGCCTCATTGACAGGCACGGACGGCATGCAGTTGATTTGTGCCAGCAAGGCATCAATCAGGCTGGAATCCTCTGTAGCGTCAGTGATCGCCAGCAGTTCGGCACACGTGAGCTGATGCGGCTGGCCCGGACTCAATTTGTTGCGCAGCGTCTGGGCGTTCATGCCGAGCTGTTTAGCCAGAGCCGTCAAATTGTGGCGAGCTGGAAACTGTCGGCAGGCTTCATCGAAGTGCGGATGTTTAGAAACGGCGTAATCAAACATAGTTCACTCAAAGTTAATCTGACAGGATAACTACACGTTTAGTGAAATGTTGCATTCAGACAACGCTTGAACCGTCAATGCAGCCATGTTGATCTCGACTGCTCCAGATTTGGTCTGCTTAGGTTTAATGGGTAAGCGCCCATCTTCAACCATGTGGCGTGCTGTACCGATCGGCGTGCCAGTAATACGGCAGTATTCAGCCAAAGGCAGGTAAGGGGTAGGAATCGCAATTGTAATGTTAGGGCGCATGAGGCAAGATCCGAAGTTAATCAATAGTGCTCAATAGTCATCAATGTTGCTTCAATCAACATTGGCAATGCTACGACAGCTTAAAGCGACATTGCAAGGATAAATTAACGTGAAGTTACACATAGAGTTTGATCAAGGCGGTAAAGCAGTCATAGAGCGGATTGTTGAAGCATACGGATTCAGCACCCGTGTAGCTTTGGCTGAACATCTCGGCATAAGTAGTAGCAGCATGTCTATGCGCTACAAACGAGACTTCTTCCCGGCCGACATAGCGATCCGCTGCATGGCCGAAACAGGTGTTAAGCTCGAGTGGTTAGCGACCGGTAAAGGCAAAATGTATGACGATGGACGATTAGATGTGTTGGAGTTGCCCAGCAAAAAGTTGGTAGACGGTGAGGTCTTCGAAGCTTCTAATTTAGTGCTTGATAAAAGTTTCTTCCCAGCCAGCCAGCAACCTCCTATCAAGCCAGTAATGGTCTATGACGCTTCAAACCAATATGTCATTGAGACCGAATTTAAAGAGATTTATGACGGTAAATGGCTAGTGAACATTGAAGGAAAAACGAGTATTCGCGATCTGACACGCATCCCCGTTAATAAAGTGCGTGTTACTGGTGCTGGCGTGCCTTTCGATTGTGGTATTGATGAGATCGGCGTTTTAGGCAGAGTAATAAGTAAAATAGAGTATTACTAAACACATGGGCATCAAGAAGCTAAATGACGGCCAATGGCAGCTTGACCTTTACCCGCTAGGGCGTGCTGCGGGTAAACGTATAAGAAAGAAATTTGCAACAAAGGGCGAGGCGATGGCTTTTGAGCGCCACGCTTTAGATCCTGCGACAAGCAAGCCATGGCTGGGAGAGGCAACTGATAAGCGGACGCTGAAAGAGCTGATTGATACCTGGTATTCATTACATGGAATCAGCCTAGATGATGGCGAAAAAAGGCAAACCACTATGCATCATGCCTTTGAGTGCATGGGGCGGCCATTAGCTACGGAGTTTAATGCTCTGTTGTTCACTAAATACAGAAAAGCCAGACTTGAAGGTAAATTTCCTAGAACTAGTCGCGTGCAGAAAGTTTCTCATCGCACAATGAATTTGGAGTTTGCTTATTTTCGAGCGATGTTCAACGAATTAAAACGCCTCGGACATTGGAAAGGTGAAAACCCTATCGAGAATGTCACAGAATTTAAAATTGATGAGTCAGAAATGGCATTCCTTTCTGAAGATGAGATTAAGCGCTTAATGGCAGAGTGCAAAAATAGCTCATCCGCTGATTTATCTATTGTGGTTGAGATTGCTCTTTGCACTGGCGCCCGCTGGTCTGAAGCGGAGGAACTGCGCGGAACACAATTGACCAAACATAGGATCACGTTTACTAAAACAAAATCAGGGAAGAACAGAACAGTTCCGATCAGCGAATCACTATATGAGAGAATCCCTAAGAAGAATGGAGCACTGTTCAACTCTTGCTATTCAGCATTCCGCTCAGCTATCGCGCGAACAGGCGTAGAGCTTCCTGATGGGCAACTGACACACGTTTTACGGCATACATTCGCCTCACATTTTATGATGAATGGGGGAAATATATTAGTGTTGCAAAAAATACTCGGTCACAGCGATATAAAGACAACAATGCGTTACGCACACTTTTCCCCGGATCACCTCAGCGATGCCGTGAGGTTCAATCCTATGGCTCAAATTGCCTCAAAACTGCCTCAGCAGGCCGGGAACCCTGAGTAAATGTGATTAGCATTGAGCATTCAATGTATTGATTTTTATAGTAACTCTTTGTTTTATATAGCCCTATCAAGGGTCTCATAATCGCTTGGTCGTTGGTTCAAACCCAACAGGGGCCACCAAATTTTTGCTTTAAAATCATATAAAAAAGCCACTTTTCTCGAAGTGGCTTTTTTATTTCTTGCTCACAGTGGCGGTAAAATGGCGGCAGTATGCCAACACTCTCAGCTATCTTTACCCTCTTAACCAGCCTATAGCCAGACTTACCAGGAAGCCGGCAAAGAAGATCGCGACAGCCGCAGCGATAGATTTCCACCACTCATCAAACCAGAACAAGGCAACAAATGCCGCTATAGAGAACAGGCCAATGACTATGGACTCAGCCAAGTCAGCAGTTTGTCGGCCAACAAATTTAACGAACTTCACAAGAAAGGATTTTAGCCAGTTCATTGATTTTATTACTTAACGATAGGAAGTCATCATCACTTAACCATTAGTTAAAATCCAACCGCTGGCTTTTGATTGATCCATCCGCTATCGGTCACCTCTTACAAGGCTACACAAAGCAATAGTGACAAACACCAGTAACAGGAATATTGCCGCGCTCAGAATTCGTTGCCACCATTCGTCGAACCAGAACAGTGAGCCAAACGCAGCGACAGAAAATATCCCGCCCAAAATCGCTTCCACAAGGTGCGACAATCCTTTACCGAGCTTACTGCCCCAAGACTTTAGATAGCTCATGATTCACACCTTCACAGAACATTTTCGATTTGCTGGTATAGGCAACAAAGGGTTCAAGATACTCCTCCGCCAGAAAGTAGATCATGTCCAAATTTCGTGGCGTGAGCTTATGGTACGTTGAGGGATATTGTTCCCGCAAACGACGCGAAGAAACGGCGGCCTGTTCAATAATTCCTTGTAAAAGAATGATGTTTAGCCCAGCAATGGTGACACCTTTGAATACCCATTTGAAAAGTGTGCTGCCGATAACCTTTTTCAAAATATGGTGTGTGATTTGCTGAACCAGAATGAACTGCGTCCCCATACGTCCTGTAAGATAACCCTCTACATGGTTTAATTTTTGGCTTAGCACGGTTTGTGTTTGCAGATCCATCCGCTGATAGCAGTCACGGATAATCACCGCTATCAGCTCACGTAGCGGGGCTTCGATACCATAGCCGGCACGAACGACCTTGATGAACCGTTCCGTTTCGATTTCATTGCGGCGCTTAAGCTCTCGACCGCCGAGCCCTGCTCCCTGCCATGTCCTACGAGCACTATAGGCAATGCCCCTTGGTAAAGACTCTATTCCCTCAAGAATTCCTTGAGCTACGGCTTTCGCATCCATAACAATCCCTTATCAGCGCCCTGGCCGTACCCTATACTAACTTCGCTTAAAATATCAACACCCCTTTCATCCTAATGAAGGGCGCCCCTCGGCATAATGGCTTTTTTGTTTCCCGCTGCCGTGCCACACTTCCCTCTCGGCATTCCTGATTTATTCCGACTCATAAGGCCCCTGCATGATCGTCAACTGCGACCACGACAACCTTGATGCCTGGCTGGCGCTGCGCTCGGCGCTGTGGCCCACCTGCCCGCGGGAAGAACACCGCGCAGAAATGCGCGAAATATTGGCTTCGCCGCACCACACCGCGTTTATGGCGCGGGGGCTGGACGGCGCTTTCGTTGGCTTTGCCGAGGTCGCGCTGCGCTACGATTATGTCAACGGCTGCGAATCGTCGCCGGTGGCGTTTTTGGAAGGGATTTATACCGTCGAACGCGCCCGCCGCCAGGGCTGGGCGGCGCGTTTGATCGCGCAGGTGCAGGAGTGGGCCAAGCAGCAGGGGTGCAGCGAGCTGGCGTCGGATACCGATATCGCCAATCTGGACTCCCAGCGCCTGCATGCGGCGCTGGGCTTTGCAGAAACGGAACGGGTGGTGTTTTACCGAAAAACGCTTGGCTGA